CCGTACCAAGTTGTTCCACCGTCGTATGTGTAGAACACGAATTGATCCACAGCAGACGCTGTAGCTGTCAGGGTAGGCGCTGTAGCACTAGGCCAATCAACAGACGTAGGCCACGTTACAGTGTACCCAGAGGCTCCAGAGTCTTGGACAACCTTGAGTGACATTGCGTAGGCTGTGCTGTCCGTGGCTGTCCCTGCCGCTGGCGGGTTGCTAAAAACCACGGTGGTATTGTTGTCTAGGACAGTTTCAAAAACGTTAGCGGCTTCGCAGTCAAAGGTTGTGCTGTAGGATGGAACTCTTGTGTAATACTCAAGTATTTGATCGCTCGCTTCGCCAACAACAAACATTTTAGTACCGTCGTTATTAAATTTTACTGCAACAGGAGAAGCGTCTTGAGCAAATACAGAAAGATTTTGAACATAAGATGCAGTATTAATTTCAAAACCAGTAGTTAAAGCATACTCAATAATATCATCACCAGTATTACCGACGACGTACATTTTAGTCCCATCGTCATTAAAGGTTACATCATGTGGAGACGTATCTTGAGCCCCTACAGAAAAGTTGCGAATATAAGATGCAGTGCTTACATCAAAACCAGTAGATAAATTATATTGCCATACAGCGTCGGAAGTAACGTCGATGGTGTACATTCTGGTTCCGTCAGGACTAAAGCCTTGGCCAATCATTGTTGACGATTGAGATGTTAAAGAAAAATTCTGAGAATAAGATGCTGTGCTTATATCAAAGCCAGTGCTTAAATCATATTCAAAGACCGCATCATTGGTACCGCCCAAAATAAACATCTTGGTTCCATCGGTATTAAAATCTAGTCCGTATGGCGCAGTGTCTTGAGACGTAACAGAAAAAGATTGAGAATAAGAAGCCGTAGAAATATCAAATGCAGTGCTTAAATCATATTCATATACACTGTCGTTGGTACTACCGACCACAAACATTTTTGTTCCGTCGCTGTTGAATGCTACATCAAGCGGAATATTGTCTTGAGAGCTTACTGAAAAATTCTGAATATAAGATGCGCTACCTAATTGGTAGCCGGTGTAAGACGAAGCACTAGAAACCTGCTTAAAAGTCTCGTTGTAACTATCAACCAGCAATTCGCCTGTGATGTCTACGTCACCTGTGTAGTTAGCTCCGACCTTGGAATCGAGCTGAGTTTGTATCGAAGAAGTAACGCCGGATACATATCCCAATTCCGTCGGTGTTACTCCGCCCACATTATTCCCATTCAAATCCAGATTACCGCCGAGCTGCGGCGTGGTGTCATCCACCAGCTCGAAAGTGAGCGATGTGATCGTCACCCATGCCGATCCATCGTAGATTTTGACGGCCCCGGCTGGAGTGTTGAAATACCAATCGCCAGCGGTCAGCGCGTCGCCATTTAGGTCGACCGTCGGGTCGCTCGACTGCGCGCCCAGGTAAAGCCCCTCGATTGCGTCGAGTGATGCCTGGGCAGCCGTAGCAGATGCCGCCGCTGCGGTTGCGCTGCTCGCGGCAGCGGTCGCGCTAGATGCTGCATTCGTTTCGCTGGTCGCCGCATTTGTTGCGCTGGTGGCAGCCGCCGAGACCTGAGTGCCTGCCTCAGTAACAAAATCCTCGAGCGCATCGGGGAATCCTTCGACGTAATTCAAGCCCTCGAAATTCGCCAGCGTATAGGTGACGCCGTTTAAAGTAACAGGGAAAGCCATTAGATTATTTCCTCGATTGTCATGGTGCGACTATATCGCGACAGCGTTGTGTTTTCGATGGCACCGATCTCCGCGACCCGCCCATAAATGTTTTGCGTCAGCCAGGTCGACGAATCGCTCGGCTGCGGAATGACCAGGACATCTTTCGATACGCCTTTCACCCGGTCGATGGCGTTGAATACGTTTTGGAATATCTCGCTCTCGGGCAGATGAATCAGATCGAACGTGATCCGCCGATATTTGCGGACCTCATCGACAAACACCTGGCCGCCGCGTGATTTCGTCACCCTGGAATCATCGACGAATTCGATCTCGACGCCGTTCGCGTAGTTGATCGTCGGCTGATATGCCGGTCCTGCTATCAGGCGCCCGGCCTCGACATAGCCATCGGAATTAGTCGAATCGCTAATATCCAGGCGCAAATATCTCGCGATCTGCGGTGATGCCAGCAGATTGAACGTACTGGCATTGTAGAGACTAATCAATTCAGCCGTCGGCAATCCGCCCCAGGTGAAAACGCCCCAGGGCGATCCGCCGAATCCTTCGATGGGCGCCCAGGCGCTAATCTCGCCCGAGTCATAGATAAACGTCGAAAAGTTGTCATTCGATAAGCGCCAGCGCACGGTCGCCGATGTCGTCAGGTTGTGAGCGATCAGCGCGAAAAAATCCATGATCTTCTGCGAACCGAAGTCGAGATCGATCTGGGCGCTGGTCGCGCTACTGGTGCGCCATACTTTCACGATCTGCAAGTCCTGGAGATTTGTGACCGGCAGCGATGCCGCAGCCGAATCCGCCGTAATGCTCGAGGCCGTGTCGACGTAGTTATTCGCGGAAATGATAATGTTTTCAGCCATTTAGCCCCACAGCTCCAATTCGACTTCGTTCGATGCCGCATCCTCGGTGATCGTGATAACGCGGAATTTCTTGCCGCTGGTCAGATTATACCGATCAAACGCGATCTGCACGATGTCATTCAGCTTTAGCGTGTAGGGCTGCGTCTTGACCCTGATCGTGTAAAAGTCTCGCTGCGAGCCGTACAAGGCCAGCAGGCGGGTCGCCTCAGTGCTGGCAGCGCTGGACGCCGAGAATAACGCCGGGACGACCAGCTCCTCGGAATTCGGGTAAATCGTGCGAATGCTCGCGGTGTTGTCTGACTCGAAGAGCATTTCCCGGACCAGGTAATCCCGCTGCGCGGTCGTGACCGATGCCCCGAAATCGCTCTCGCTCATCACTCGATAGTTTTTGTCATACCCGACGCGAACCCGGTGGTTCGGGGTTGCCGACGATTGGCGCTGCACCTCGATGATATTGGTCAGATCGAACTCGGCATCAGCCGTCCCGGTCGCCAGCTCCACGCGCGCCATTTGGAATTTGCCGTCCCGGTTGAATCCATAAAACGCGCCGACGGTGTTGGCTATCTGATCCAGCACCTCGAGGATCGTTGTCGAATCTTTGACATATATCCCGATTGTCGAATTGTTGGCAGTGTTCATCGCCGTCAGGGATGCCGTATCCAGGTCGCCAGGATCAGCCAGGCCGCCGTAAGTCGTGACGATCTCTCTGGCAATGTCCGCCGCGCTGGTTAAGTAAGTGCTGCCGCTGTCGACATATCCCTGGATGTCCGCCGTGATGATCCCGGTCGGAGCTGCGACCAGTGTGATTTTCCCGTTCGTCAGGTCGACCGTGTAGTCGGTCGTCAGCGTTAGCGCGACACCGCCCTCATAAACAGCCGAGACGGCGTTGATTTCTCCGTCGTTCACCTGGTAAACCCGATTCGTCGAATCGATCAGAACCGGCTCGATATTCCTGACCTCGCCAAAACATAGCGGGATCGGCGTTCCCAGGACATTCGCCGAGAGCGCGACATCGGTATAAACATTCGGCGGGAATTCGATGGCGAAATCTTCCTGGTTGTCCCGCAGAACGACCTCGACGGTTTCGTCATCGAACTCGATGGTTTTCGATTCGCCTTTGAATATGGTGAAGAAATTGGAAATCCCGGCCCCGAACTCGCCGACCCGCACCTCGACTGATCGACTATCCCAGGCGTACCCGGCGAAGTCGTCCAGCTCGCCGTCGCCGTTAGATAGGATCAGGTTGCCATAACCTGGGCGCGAGAATCCGCCGACCCTGCCGCTGCTGAACATAGTGCGCGAAAACGTGATCGGCTCGACCAGGCGCGGGTCGAAATACTGATTCGCCGGAGTATCGCCGGGTTCAGTGACGAAACCGCTGTCGGAATAGTAGAGCGTCAGCTCGGTCGCGCCGCTGACATCATAGGGCTTCAGAATAGCGATATATGAGAGCTGGACGTTTCTCTTTGCGACCAGCTCCGCGAGCGTAGTTGCGACCGCCATTATCGGACCCCAGCGGGTCGTCGACCACTCAGCTCTCTCGATAGTTGTCGCCGCAGCATGACGATCTCGTCTTTCATATCATTGATGGACTGCTGCAAATCGACGCTATTACCCTTGATTGGTGAGACCGTGCCGCCTCGGTTTGGGATAAACAGCTCCGGGCCATCCTCGCCGACCATCGATGCCTGGCCGCGCTCAAGCGGCCCGCCGAACTGGCGGCCCTGCAAGTAAAGGCTGCCGCCGACCACGCCATCGGCGCGATTGAATAGCTTTTTGACATGATCGTCGAAACTAAAATTTAAGATCATGCTTTGAAGATTGCTGATCATCCTGATCAGCTCATCGATCATTGATTGCTGGAATGGGCCAGAAAATTCATCGCTCACATTAGGGAATGTGCCACCCTTGAATATGGCCTCTCGGATGCGGTCGAAGATATTGCCTTCCGTATTGATCACGTCGCCCTTTTCAGCGATTTCGACCAGCTTGTCGAAAACACCTTCGAGAATCTTGTCGATGATCTCGGTCACATAGTCGACCGTGAATGTAGGCTTGCCGCCGAACATTTCATCGGTGACCGCATTGATCGCATCCACGACCCCGGTTTTGATCGCGGTCTGGAATGTTTCCATTGTCGTCAAAATTGTATTCACGACGTTCGCGATACCCTGGGCGAGACCTTCAGTACCCGAAACATCGCCGGGTCCGAAATAGGTTCGGAAAAGCTCGAACCAGTCAAAATTATCGATTGAGCCGTAAGTGCCGCCAAACAATCCGCCGAGTGCGAACTTGGGCAGCCGCCCGGAATTCAGCGCATCGAAGAACCTGGCGCCGAACTTATTTACCGAGCTGGCGCGAATCACATATTCGCCATCGGAGAGCATTGCAGGAACCCGGTCAGCCGTCGGGCCGCCTGGGCCGCTTACCTGTCCACCCGTTGCAAAACCTTCCACCATGCCGCCATCACGCAGCCCTGGGATCAGGTTTTTCAGAAAGCTAATCCCGACCGATGCAATGGCAGCCGCCGCGATCTGCTCGAGTGTTCTGACCACTGCATCTTTGAACGATGAAAAGCTCGAGAGAGCGCCAGAGAAGAATCCGCCGAGCGCGGATGTAAGATTGCCCAGGGCCGCACCGAAGCCGCCCAGTGCTGAACCAGAACCCGTGAATAAGCGCTTCACCGCTTCCTCGAAGTTGGTCACGGGCTGAGTGCCGAAACAGTTTGCAATTGCCGACTTGACGCCGCCAGCTCCGATTAAATCTTTGACAAGCGAATCCAGGGCGCCGGTCCCGCCGGTCACCTGATCGAGCTTGTCGAAGAACTCCTCCACTGGAGAGCCATCGAATGCATCGCGAACGGAACGCTCGAACTCGGTCAAATCGACCTGGTTCAGCTCCTTGATTTCCGCGTTTACTTTCTCAGTCGCGATCTGATATTCGCGAGCGCTAATTGCGCCTTTCTTATAAAGCGCGCCTAGATCATCGAGCTTGTCATTCAGGTCTTTTATTTCATTTTCGGTTTTCTTTACTTCGTCCAGCACCTCGCGCTGCGATGCGGTAAGCCCGTCCGCTGCCTTAGTTGCCTCGACCAATTCACCGCCCAGCTCTTCCAGGCGGCGATTCAAAACAGCCAGCTCGTCGTTGAAATCGCCCTCGGCTTTGGAGAGAGCTTCTATTGACGCCTTTACCTTGTCAATTTCCTGTCGAACTGCGCGCGCCTCGAACGTCACGCCGGTCAGCTCTTCGATGCTATTCAGCAGCGCGTCATTAAAATCCTCGGTCGTCGCCTCGGTGTTGTTCACCGTTTTCTCGAAGTCGGCGATTTCCTTCTGGAAATCCTCAATATCATCGGCGCCCGTCCGCGCAGCTTCGCGCAAATCCTCGAGCGCTTCGCGGAATGCGTCAGTCCTGGCAGCGGCCCGGATTTCTTCGGTCGCCACATAATCGACCGTATCGCCGAAACCCTCGAGCGGCGGATCGGTTTTCTTGACCGTATCCTTTAGATTGTCGACGGCTTCCTCGAAGTTGTCGGTTTCTTTGGTCGCCTTTTTGGTCGTGTCGGTATTATCTTCGACCTGATCCTCGGAATCGCCCAGGATGCCTTTGAAGAACTTGACCGCTTTGCTGACCTTATCCGTTATCCCCAGGTAATCGTCGAGCGCCTCGACTGAATCCATTATCTCGCTGCGGAAGTTGTAGATCACCGCACCGAGCGCGCCGATTCCTGCAATGAGCAGGCTGATCGGTCCACCTAGCGCCGCCAGGATCGCAGCCATTCCTCCCAGGGCTTTCACCAGGGCGAGAATCGCCGTCGTGAACTGGACGACCTTCATCACGACCAGGGCGCCGATCAGCAGCTTGAAGCCCCGCACAATCGTATCGAGATTGCTTAATAACCACTGAAAACCTTTCAGCAGCTTCCCGGTCAGCGGAACGGCCATCTCGGCCAGCTTGTCCGCGACATCCTCCATGATCGGAGCTGCCTCGCCGAGCCCGTCGATCATTGCGGCCTGAACTCTCCGCTGGAGTAGGAACACCGCATCATTGAAGTTTTCGACCGCCGGGGCTGATCGGCTGTTGATGCTGATCCCCAGCTCTCGCATCCTGGCTTCAGTCTCTTCAAGCGATTCGCGACCGCCCTCGAGCATATTCACCATCGCCGCGCCTTCGGAGTCGAATAGCTTGAACGCCAGGCGCAGCCGATCCGCCGGGCTTTCGACCTCGGAGAATGCGTCCGCCAGAACCTTCATGCGCTCGGAGAGCGGCAGCCGTTGCAGCGCGTCAGCGTTTATCCGCAGCTCCTCGAGCGCGGCCTTCGCCTCGCCGGTACCAATGGCTGCCTCCGCCGTGCGCCTGGTGAAGCGCTGGAGAGCCATGTTTGCGGTGTCGCTAGATATCCCGGCAAGCTCTGCCTGGGTTTGGAATTTGAAAAGCTCGTTCGCCGTGACGCCGAGCTTTTGTGATGTCTTACCGAGAGCATCAGCAGTTTGCAGCGCGCTTTTCGCCATTAAGCCAAAACCGGCGGCACCAGCAGCAGCACCCAGGGCGCCGACCATGCCGCCCAGGCTGCTTTTGATTTTGTCGACCGCTTTGCTGGCCTGGTTGAGATTGCCTTTCAGCGAGTTGATGGCTTTGGATGTCTGATCCTTGCCTTCAAATACGACCTTGACGGTTTGGTTTGCCACTCATCGCCTCGCTGCGCTGCTTCTGATATTCCTCATCTTGTATCGTGAAGAATAACGACCATTCGATAAACTCATCGACGGACATTTCGGCCTCGAGCTGGGATACGGTCATCCCCAGCTTTTCAGCCAGCACAAACCGGAATCGCCTGTCCGCCGACTCTCTTAGTTTTTTTCGAGCGCCTCGGCATCACCCGACATCACCTGATTGGCAATGCGCGCGACGACGTTGGCGTCGACATCATTCCGCAGCGCGTTCTTATCCTCAATCGTGAACAGCTTATCGCCATTCTCGTCGACCAGCTTCATGATCAGTAGCTCGGCCAGGGTATCAGCGGCGGATTGCTTTTCCGTTAAATACTGCAAGCGACCTTGGTCCTTTAGAGTAAAGGGCGACGAATAAGCCACCATCGGCCCATCCTCGTCGCCCCACTCCTCGATCTCGATTCGCTTTAACGGCTTTGCCTTGAAATGCTCAGTCGCTCGCTGGATGGCGCGCGACTTCGATTTCTCGGCGGCCATCAGCTTACCGTACCTTCAGTCAGCGCACCGTCGCCCTGGAGCGACAAAGAGGCTTCGACCAGACCGTCAAAAGAGCTATTGATCGTGCGCCCGGTCACGATAGCCGCGCCAGAAAGCAAGTGATCGCCAGTTGTGTCGCCTTCAACCTGGAAGTTGACAGTAACCTCGCTGCCGACAGTCAAGGCGCCCTGGCCGGTCGTGTCAGTATCGTCGAAAAAGATATCGACCGATCCGCTCCAGCTCTTCAGTGAAGTCTCGAACGTGCGATAAGTATCGCCCATGCTGGTCGACTCGATGGTGTCCATCGTCTCGTCTACGCTGAAAGATCGAATCTCCGCAATAGCGACAGAGCCGACCTTTACGGTTCCATTGTTGCCCGTAAGTGTTGCCATTTAGTTTGCCTCCTCGGCTTTCGGTGTTGCGGCTCGATCTTTCGATTTCGCCTTCGGTTTTGCCTTTGCTGACTCAGTAGTCCAGCCGTTCATTATGAGCCGACCCGCGTCAAGCTCATAAACCGTTATCGGGTCGCCGCCGCCTGGGGGCCACACCTGAATTCGTTTTGCCATGTCATGCTCTCCTTTATACGGCGGTATCGACCGCATTCTCGAGCGTGACATATTGAACCGTCACGCCGATTTTTCCGATGGCGACGGGTTGATCCCCTTCGCCTGAGAAATCCGCATCGAACGACACGACCCTGGTATCTTTTGCCAGGCCGCCCCGCGTGATATCCGCCGCGAGTGCTTCTTCTATTTCCTCGCTAATTGTATCCAGATCGTCATCGAAATTCGATACCCCCTTGACAAATGCGTCGACCGTAATCGTCAGCGTTCGCACCTGAGTGCGCGGTGGGTTGATCGTCTGGACCTCGACCTCTTCGGTGTCAGTGTAGATTGCCAGGCCGGGCAGCTTGTTTTCAGCCAGGGGATAAACCCGAGTCCGGTATACGTTGCTGCCGGTAGTCGCCAGCCCGGTCAGTGTCGTCACGATATTGTCGCGGATTTGCTTCCGAACGTGCGCCATTACTGTTTCTCGAGCTGGAGCATTGTGGTCCCGGTGCCGTCATCCATCACGACCCGGATAATGTAATTCGTTGAGTTTACCGTCAGCGCATCACCTTCGGCAGCCGCCGAAACGTCGCTGGTCTTGCAATGAAAAATCGGCGCGCTGCTCGCTACCGGGACAAACCCACCCGCCTCGATGGGCTCAAATTCATCATCAAAAATCCCGGTGATACTGGCAGCAGCTCCGCCGCTTGGCGTATAGGTGGCCGTCACGCCGAAATCGTCAGCGCTGAAAAATACAGCTCGCTCGATATCGGTTTCGACCGCCATTTACTTCGCCGCTTTCTTTCTGGTTGCCTTGGGCTTCGCAGCGCGATTGTCTGCGTCGATTTGATTCGCTTCAGTCCATGCGACCGCGCGACCTCGAGAAATGAGCCAATGGCCGTCTGCATCGCTTACATCGAGCGCGCTCCCGGCTTCCTGGTGTTCGCCCTTCCAGGCGATTGAGCTTACCAATTTAACCTTCATATTTACCTCGAAGAAAAGGCGCCCCGAAGGGCGCCACTTTGACTATCAAGTCGTGATGTCAAGAATCGCGGCAAACGATTCTGCGTGTCGGACTGCAACATCGATATCCTGGTACATAGCGATTCGAGTCGCGCCGGTAGCCGATCCAGTGTAGGGATCAACCAGCACATCGAGACCGCCGAACATACCGATCATCAAGTCGTTGAAGTTTCCGAAGATTACAGCCGAACAAACGCCGGAGCTGGTTCCCTTGGTCAAGTCCGAAGGAACAAGCGTCGAGCTTGCTACGTTGTAACCCAACAGAGTGTTGCTATCGTTGAGGATGAAATTGCCCTCGACGCCGCTCGCCTGGCGCGGAGTCTGACGCATAGCACCGACCACTTTCGGGTTAGTGAGATATGCCAGATTACCAGCCAGCGCGTTGTCGATTGCGACTTCCTTCTCAAGGTCTACCAGCTTGGCGTAAGTAACTGCGCCGCCGTTGGTGCCCATAGCAACAGAACCGATGCCGCTGGTCTGAGTGATGCCGGTCGGCTCATTAGAACCGCCGCCCTCGATTGCCACTTCGTCGATCTTGGCCGCGAACTGGCGGGTCAGATCGTCGCGGATAACCTGCTCGACGCTAGGATCAGACTGCATAGACAGCTTGCGAGAGATGTCTACATACTGAACCAGAGTCTTAGGTGACATCGTTACCTGACGGAACGTAGGCGCGCCCTCTGCACCAGGTGCAGTGTTCTCGGCAACAAAGCCGACAGACGTTTTCGCGTTCAGCGCGGGAATGGCGACATCGCCCTTCAGTCCTTGCATCATGCGAGCGCCCAGGCTTGAGATCACCAGGTTCGCGCGCAGCGCGTCGATGAACTCGCCGCCCAGATGGTCGGTAGGCTTCAAAAAGCCGCCAGCGGTGTTAGTGCCGACAGTCAGATCGCGCTTGAAGATGCTGGACGGAACGTAAAAGCCGCGAGGCTCTTTGCCGTAGCGCTTGGCAAGCTCTTCAGATACTTCGCGCTCGAAGCCGTCAAAGCGGCCAGATTGCGCGGAGCGGATAGCGTTGATCAGGCTATATTGGCGCTCTTCTTTTGGCGTTAGCTCAACGTCAGCGACGTCCAGGGGCTTGTCGGCAATCTTGTCCAACAATGCGCCTCGGAACTGCGCTAATGTCATGCCCTGGCGAATAGCGTCGTCAGCGAATGATCGCTGATTGTGCTTGGCGGCCAGGCCGAGCATTTCATTTACTTCCTTGGATCGTTCGGCAGCGGCTTCCGCGCGTACCTGATCCAAATCGATATGGTTTTCCTGTTCCATGATAGGAACCTCCTTTTCGATGGGTTTAATGGTAGCGGTGTCGGATACCTCGACCGAACGCCCCACACCGACGGACGGGTCGGCGGGAAGTGAAACGATAGAGACCTCCATGATTTCGGCGTCAATTACTCGAAACAGACCTTGATCGTCTTTGTCTCTTTCCATCTTCCGAACTTTATAGCCGATTGAGACATTCGAGCGAATGCCGTCGACTACATCCTGATAAACCTCGCTGGCGAGTGTGCCCCTTCCGAAGCGCACCGTCGCTCGGAGACGCCGAGCCGAGCCATCCAGGTTTACGGATTCGATCACCCCGATCTGTCGTTCGGGGTCGTGATCCAGCAGCAGCGGCGCATGGCCGGATCGCAAAAACTTTAAGTCGAGCGTCTGCTCGGTGTGAACGATCATCTCGCGACCGAATGATCGCTCGACTTCCAGCTCACTCGATACTGACATCTCGACGCGCCGATCATCTTTTTCCTCGATCTCGGCGTGTTCCATCCGATGGAATACCTCGGATTTGGAGAGTCGTTCCTCATCATAATCGCCGCCAGATTCCTCGATCTCGGGCTCCTCTTCGGGCTCTTCGACCATTGGCTTCGCGAATGTGATGATGATTTCGTCATCGGTTTCGACGATTTCTTTTATATGTCGCTGTTCCACTGCGGCATCCTCTGATTTTTGCATCTCGCCAGTATACTCCGCCTTTTCGTTTTCATCATCAGATGCCAGCGGATGCCCCGCCGGGAAAAGGTCGGTATCGTGTTTTCCGCCCTGGAATCGGTCATTCTTCATCGCAAACAAAAACGAATTTACCCTGGCATATCCCCACTGCTCCGGGGAGCCGACGCCAGGGCGCACCGATTCCGGGTTTGTCTTATAGGCGCCAATGCCGCGCTCCATTACTTCGCGCAGCATCCCGAGCGTCACCCGCCGCAGCGGATCGTCGCCCACCTCCTCGTTGTGTTCGTCGCGCTTATTCTCGAGCGCGGCCTCGACCTGATCGGAAAGCTGGCGCTCTTCCTTTTTGCCTTCCAGCTTTTTGATCAGCTCGAGGATCGCATCCTTCATGCCTTGCTCGCCGAGCGTACCGATGACGCCCCATTTCATCTGCGCCACTACTCCGGCGACGTTGCTTTTGTTCGGCTCTTCATCTGATAGATGGGCGCCATCCTCAAAATGACGCGCTGCCCAGGCTTCCCGCTCTTTGATCCAATCCAGAACCGAACCGGCTTCATCGCCATCCCGCGCGCGTCCCCATAACCGGAAAGCGTCATTGCCCCGGACATTCCCGCCCAGCGCCCAAATCTCGGAGTTGAATTCCTTTATGTTTTCCGCAAATTCACGGTCGAATTGCGGATATTCGGAATTCCGAAGCGATATCTTCAGATCGTCGCCCTGCTTTGGAAAGTCAGTCGCCATCGGATTCCTCGGTCATCGCGTCGAATGATTCGCCGGTCATCAGATTGATTTTGCCGGGACCGTAGGGCGATTGTCCGCCGCCGAACGGCTCGAATGCCAGCTTGAGGCCGAACTGCTCGGCCAGCGCCTTATCACGCGCCACCTGGGCGAATACTTCCTCGACATCGCGCCCGTATACGTTAGCGACATCCTGGAGCGATATCAGGCCGTTTTGCAGCGCGACGACGTGAGCATTGATCTCCTTCTGGGGATCGACCCACTGGAAGCCGCGCGGTCGGAACTGCGACGCGCTCGCGAACTTGTCGAACTTGTCGATGGGCAGATTGACCGTGCCAATCGTGAACGCATTGATCAGCCAGCGCTCATAAACCGGCATGACGAAATGCGAAATCATATAGCTCTGGATCATCTTGTAGAAATCACGATCCTCGATGCTGCCCTGGCGGATGCTCGAGTAGCTGGTTTGCGTCAGGTCATTAGCCAGCGAGTGATAGGAAACGCCGAGCCCGGACGCGATGCCGCGCAGGATCGATTTCTCGAAATCACCGAACGCGCTAGTCGGATGCGACGGATCCCAGGGTTGGAATTCGACATCCCTCGGGAGCTGGAAGAATGTGCCAGGCTCCGCATCAGTCAGCGGAACAATGCCATCCTCGAGATCGTCGCCCATAAATCCATCGCCGGATCGGGAAACGAAAAAGCCCATTTTGCTCGCAGCCGTCCTGGCTGCAACCAGCTCCGCCTCGCGATAACCGTGCAGCATCTTCAGCGATGTCAGCGCGGTCGACATCCAGGGAACCCCGCGCGTTTGCTGGGCTCGGTCTGGCATATACAAGTGCAAGATACTCTCGGCCTCGACTCGCTGAGTGCGCCGATCATATTGGTGGAATTGGTAGTCGCCGGGATGCTCGGTGAGCATGTGGTAAGCGACCGGGCGCCGGTATTGATCGAACTCGACGCCCATCCTGATTTCGTTGCCGTTCGGGGCGCGCTCGTTCTTTTCCTCATCGATCAGATCGGGCTCTAAAAACTCGAGCGCAAATCGGTCCTGGTTGCCGTCATAGTTGACAAACCTGACCAGCGCCTCGCCATCGCGAGCCATAGATTCGGCGACCATTGCCTGGGCATCAGTAAATGACAGGCGCCCGTCGACCGTGCAATTCCCGACTCTGCTCCAGCGGGACCATTCCTGCTCGATGATCGAGTTGCCGATCTGGTCCAGGCTGCCGTCGACATTGGTGGCCTTCACCTGGAGCGACGCACCGCGCTCTCCGACGACGTTAGTTTTGACCAGGTGAAGATATCGGCGAGCGTATTCGTTGTTCCTGGCAAGCTCTCGGCAGCGATTGCGGAGCGTTTTCAGTGAATAGCGCAGCTCGGAATCCGCCGAGCGCTGCGATGTCACAAAATCAGAAAACAGCCGCCCGGTGCCAGCGCCATCAAATCCGCGCTTTTTGACCGGCTTCGGCTTCCTGCGTAGAAAGTCGAACATTCCCATCAGATAAATCTCACCTTGACCGTGGCCGCTGTTTTGCGTCCGAGCTTGATTTCCTCGAGGCGCTTCATCCGATTAACCTCGGATTGATAGTAATCGCGCCACTTGATCAGCTCGTCGATTGATAATTTCGTCAGGCTGCGCCCCTGGATCGCGTAATTTGAAACGTCAGAATCAGCTCGCCCCTCGAGCAGCGACTCGATTTTGGTGAGCATTTTCTCGGCATGAAGCCTGGGGTCCGCATTGTTTACATCCAGGTCGACAATGGCAGTAAACGCGCCACGATCCACGACGATCCGATTGCTGTCGGAGTTGCGGACGATCTCGAGCTGCCAGTGATAATACCCAGGCGTAAAATCCGCCGACGTATCCGAATCAGCCGTGAACAAATAGCTGCCGTTATAGGCGGTGCCGGTGAGCTGTATCTCGCTCGCGCCGCCGCCGGTGATCCGGGCGACATATGTGGCAGTGTAGTCGGCGGTCGGGTAGTCGGTCGTCAGGTCTGACCGTTTCCATTGAATATAGTCGCCGACGACGATCTCGGACGGTTCGCCCTCCGGCGCGGCTGCGGCATCAAATAGGTTTGCCAATTCCTACCTCCAATTATTAACGAATC